TGTCAAAGACTTTCCACTGAATTTTGCGGTGTTCATAAAGAGCGAGACTTCCGCCAGCAGCACGCCGACACCGGTCAGCCCTTTTGCAAGCCCATCCCATTCAAGCGTTGCAAGGTCTGTGCAGACCGATGCAAGGATCTTGATGGAAGCCGCAAAGAGAACCATCTGTGTCGCGCCCTTCATCGAAGAACCGCCGCTCATGTTGAGCAGCTTCACCGCACCGACCATCGCCGCCATCAAGGCCGTCACACCGGCAACACCTTTTGCAAGCTGTCGGCCATCCAAGTCACCGATCTTCTTCAGAGCTGATGCAAGGATCAGGATGGATGTCGACATGGCGAGCATCACCGTCGAACTCTTCACCGCGCCTTTAACATCTCCGCTGATTTTAGTAAAGACCGACATGGATGCCATCAATTCAGCAAAGAGAACCGTAATAGCCCCCAGTGACGCAGATAACTTCTCACTATCAATAAGAGAAATCGCGACGATAGATGCTGCCAGAATCGCAATAGCGCTTGCTATTTTCAGCAAAGTCCCGGCTTTTAACTGCGTCTGATACGCCTCAAAGCATCCACGAACCCCGTCCAGAATCCCCTTCACATTGTCAAGAAGGCCTCCGACTTCATCAAAGGGCTTCGTCAAACTATTAGTGAACTTGGTTATGGCAATCGCAATACCGCCGATAGAAATTCCATTCAGCAGGTCGATGATTCCGCTAAAATCAGCGTTACTCACCGCAGTTACGATCTTATTGATGCCGTTGCCGAGCGCATCGAAAATACCACCGCCAATTTTCTTAGCGGCAACGGATAGTGCTTGGATCAATGCGGCAAATTTCGACACATCGGTATTTCCGCCAATCTTAGAAAACGCATCGGAGATGCCATCTTTCAGACCGACAATAGCATCTTTGACCTGATCGGCACGCTCTTTCAGCTTCTCCAGAATTGTGTGCAGGAGTTCCAGTCCAGGAACCTGAATCTTCTCTTCGGCAGTACCAAAGAGTTCTTTCATAGACTCCTTCGCTTCGTCCAGCGTCGGCAGACCGAGGTATTCACGAACAGACTCGGCAAAATTCTCGATGGCCGTAACAGCACCGCTCACAAAGTCGGATATTTTCTCAATGCCTTTTCCGAAAATGTCGTTCTTCTTGATTGCTTCGTCAAGCTTGACGAGCCATTCTCCGATAGAGCCGGTCATGCCGAGAACGCCACCGCCTAAGCCGGTCACTTTCCCAAGAAGCGAACCGACCGGTCCCAGAATTGCGCCGATCGCCTGCTTGCAAATATCAAGAATTGCGAACAGACCCTTGAAGGTGTTCTTCAGGTTTTCAGAAGCAGTGTCACTAAGTGTCAGTTTTTCTGTGAACTTCAGCAGTCCTTCCGTCAGATTATGAAGCTGTTCCGCAGTAGTTGGCGGAAAAATATCACGAAAGGCTTCTGTGATCGGCTTGATAACTGTCCCGATC